AGATGATAAAAAAGAGTTGTATTTAGACAGATACAAAGAACTAGTAGAAAACTTTGAGGGAGATAAAGACCTATTAGAAACAACTTGTGGTCCTATTTTTATACCTTTTGTAGAAACCTTATATAAAGGTTTTAAGAAGTTAGAAGAAATGGGTGGTTGTCCTCCGTGCATATTGTTAGATGCTTTCGGAGAATTACTACAGGGTGAGTTTAATAAGGTTGTTAATGCGAGTGAGAATATTAAATAATCTAATTCCCCAGAATTTTGGGGAATTAAAACAGACTAAATATGAAAAATAGTAATAATTCTGCAGCGGTGTTTATAATGGTTATAGCTATGGTCACATCTTCTTTAACAACCTTTGCAATAACGCGTAACTATTACACAAGTAACATAGTTAAGATGGGGCCACAGATAGATGATGTAGTTTATTTTAGAGTGGAAGGTGTGTTAGGTAATGGTCGAGTAAAGACTATTAGGAGTAATGGAGAATATGAAGTAATTACTAAAGAAGGCAAGGTGTTTCAAGTTACAAGGGTGATGAGGGATAAATGGGAAGTGTTGAAAGAATTGGGAATAGAATAACTTAAATATTGTCGTAAGTGAAATATATAACATTGACGAACATTTAAAAACCGTAATATATGGCAAAACAAGAAAAAGAAAAAAAGACTATTGACTCTGTATTGCAAAGTATCAATAAACGATACGGAGAAGGAACATTAATGGCTTTAGGTAGTAACCAAAAAGCATTTGTTAAAACTATTACAACAGGTTCTATGGCTATCGATGACGCCCTTGGAGGTGGATATGCCGTAGGAAGGCTTGTGGAGTTGTTTTCTGAACCTAGCGTAGGAAAAAGCACAATTTCTGCAACGGCTATTGCAGAAGTACAAAAAACAGGAGGTAGAGCTGCCTATATTGACACTGAAAACAGTGTTGACGCTAAATATTTCGAAGCCTTGGGTGTGAATATTAAAGAATTACTATTTACACAACCTGATAGTGCAGAAGCTGCGTGTCAGATACTTTTAGACCTATTAGACACGGGAGAGTTTTCGTTGATAGTGGTTGACTCTATTGCAGCAATGACACCTCAAAAGATATTTGAGGCTGACGCAGGAGAGGCTACAATGGCTGTTTTAGCAAGGATTTTATCTCAGGAAATGCCTAAGATAGCAAGTAAGGCAATGGACAGTAATTGCACCGTTATTTTCACTAATCAGGTTAGAAATATGATTGGTGGTTATGGTGGCGGTGTTACTACACCAGGCGGTCAAGCTATGAAATTCTATGCATCTCAGAGAATACATCTCTTTAAAGGGACAAGTGCTGAAGACCATGGGGAAAAAGTTGGTAACAACTCTTGGTGTAGGGTTGTTAAGAATAAGATAGCACCTCCTATGAGAGAAGCGAAGTTTACAATTAAGTTTGGTAAAGGTCTTGACAGAATGCAGGAACTTTTAGATTATGCCGTTGATTACGGAATTATTCAAAAGGGTGGCTCATGGTATTCGTATGGTGATGTTAAATTAGGACAGGGAGCGTCTAATGTAACTTCGTTGCTTGAAGACAATCCTGAACTTGAAGAAGAAATAAGAAACAAAGTAAATGAAGAAAGAAATAAACAACATTCCGAAGTGGAAGTACAAGAATTTTGATTTAGATGATTATAAGCAATTACCTGACGAACCTTTTGGTTTTATTTATAAAATAACTTTATCTAATGGTAAAAGTTATTTAGGTAAAAAGAATTTTTTCACAGAGAGGAAAGTTAAGTTAGGTAAAAAAGAATTAGCGTTAATTACAGATAAGCGTCTTAAGAAGTATAAAATCGTAAAGAAAGAAAGCGATTGGCAGACCTACATTGGTTCAAATAAAGAGTTAAAAGAGGATGTTGCGAAGGGTGTTTCTGTTGTGAGTAGAGATATATTATTCATTGCAAGAGATACTAAACAACTAACATATCTTGAAACTCGTGAATTATTTAAGGAAGGTGTGCTTGAAAGAGAAGGATTTTATAACGATAATATTTTAGGTAAATTTTTCCGAAAAGATGTTTAAACGAGTAAAGTGAAACCTTGTGTTAATTATAAAGCGAGGTTTCACTTACTTTTTATTGAGTAATTTTTATATTATATTTGCAGACATAAAACTTTAACAAAGATGGCAAAAAGTACAAAAAAATCCAAAGTCGTTCCCGATATTATTAAAGTTAATGATTTCGAGATAGAAGTTGGTGCGATTTATAAAGTTATTAATAGGCCTGATAAGTCTGCTCCTGAGGCATTCCAAGAGAAAGGTAGTACGAAACTACCATCTGTGGAAGTTGCTAACTATAGAGGGGTTAACTTTGTATCAGATGAATTGGGTAACGGTGTGTATGACACAGGGTTGTACGAAGACTCTCCGTGTTATGCTCTTTTAGACAGAGATGAAGTTAAGTTGAGAGTTAATGCTCTCAAGAAATATGTTGTAGAACCATATGAAAGATTTATGGGTAAAGAAGGTTTACTGAACCACAACAACTTAGAATTTTGGGACAACTATTCTTACAAACTTGGTGTAGACCGAGCATTTAAAACATCTCAAGCTTCTGATTTATTAGACCTTGTACAAGCAGTACTTTCTTATCAGTTGGTACCGAAGAATGAAAAAGGAAACCCTCGCTATGGTGCGGCTCAATACATGGTTGAGGATGTAACTAAATACAAAGGTCATAAAGAAGAAATTAACAACAACTTTATGGAGGCTGTTCTTAGCTTTGGTAAATTGTTGGAAAATAACAGAGTTACAGCAATTAGAGCGTTGGAATATATTGGATTTAATACTATTTCAGAAGATATAGAGAATAGTTCCTTAAATTCAATGGTGTATTCTTGGCTCATGAATGATGATGGTAACGCAGTTAAACTTCTTAGAATTTATGAAAAAGCTCTAACGAGCGACGGTTCAGATGAAATAGTGTTGTTCCACATACTTAATAAGAAGGTGCGTACAGGTCAAGTTTCAAATATTTCAGGGGAGTACTACTATGGTGAAATTCCATTAGGAGTAGACCTGAAAGAAGCAGCTTCAAGGCTTATGAAAGATAAAGAATTATTGGAGGTGCGACATGCTCTAATGACAGTTTAATGGATATTTTAGATGTTTACTACAGATTCCTTTTGAAAGTGAACAAGAACGCTATAAATGACAATATTGCTGTAGATAAAGGCAGGTTTGTTATTTTGTTCAATACATCTCAAAATAAATACTTGGATACAATTATACGAGCTTCCTCAAATGGGGAAGTTCGTAATATCCAAAAGTTTAAAGTTCCTAATAAGGAATTAGTGAAAGGTTCGCTACACGAGGATTTCCGTAGTTTTTTACTTCCTGAAGATTATTTTAGATTTGTAAATGTGAGGGCAAAAGGTGAACAAGATGGTTGTGAAGATTTCTTTGATGTAATGTGGGAGGTTAAATCTGAAAACATACACGAGTTATACAACGATAAGTTCAATGAACCTTCCTTTGATTATCGAGAAACCTTTTATACATTCGGGGAGGACGCAATTCAGATTTACAGAAAAGGTTTCGATATTTCTAATGTCTTTCTGACATATTACAGGTTTCCAACACCTGTAGATATTGAGGGTTATATACATTTTGACGGCTCTCATTCCACAAATGTTCATCCTGAATTTACAGATAGTGACATAGAGAATATTTTAGACATCTGTGTTAAAGATTTTAATATCAATTCTGATTATGTAGAACGCTATCAGATAGATTCTAATGAAATTAATTCTATTGTTTAATCATTGTTTAATAAAATAAAATTATAAAAATGGGTTTACATAAACCGTTCGACCGACCAATGTTTTTGGTTAATGGGTCAGTATTGACTAAAGGTGGTTCACTTGATTTGAACCGAGGTCAAGTAGGTATTTTCGATACTCAAAATGTTAGCAAGGATGGTCTTGTGGCAGTTGAGGCGTTTAATGGTTTCCCTAAATCTCGAAGATTTGAGATAAGATACAGACAGGGAGAAAAACAAAGAGGTGAAGGATTATCGAGAAGTAAAGATAACAAAACTTTCGCTTCTTATCCATTCACAGTAGAAGATATTATTTCTATCAAGGTAGAAACTCCAAAAGTTTTAAAAGCTACTCCTGATGTAGTAATCGTTGGTTACAACGGTATTGATGACACTACTTCTTTGAGATTTAGAAATGGTCAAAGTAAGAGTGCTATGATTCAGTTGTCAGGTGAGGCTATTGGACACTTAGGTTATCCTGATGCGAAAGTTCAAATTCCTATGTTCTTCGATGCAGGAAGTCTTTACAGTGACAAATGTACAACTGTTGACGGATGTGCTGATGGAAATTGTCAAAAGATTGTTGAACAGGCTATTGAGTCTTTCAAACAATTCAAACTTAGAGGTGGTGTTTCTCCTGAGAGATTTGTAAAAATTACACCTATCTTCAATAACAGACCTGTTGAGACAGAAGAAGCTTATAACTTCTACGAACTTACATTGGTGGATGCAGGTGATGCTATCGCTCTTGCTGCTGTAAGAGAACAGTATCCAGGTGTTGTTGTTGAAAGAGTTAAGAGAGAAGGTTTGACTTCTGTTTATCAGTTGTTACAATTAGGGACAGCTCCTGCCCCAGCAGCGTTTGTTTCTTCTATTCCTTCTTATATTAAAGGGTGTGCTGCTTGTGCAACAGGATTTACTGCTGCTGAGGGTGGTTATGTTTACTCTTTCACTATTGAAGATAATGGTGCTGATAAATCTGCAACTATTCAAGGTTTAACGAATGTTGTTGCTGGTTCAGTTCAAAAAGGAAAAGGTCAACAAGATGGTGTTGGTGTTTATACGGCACTATTCTCTAAGAAAATTTCTGCTACTGATATTGCAGGTGCTCTTGGTACAGAACCTACACTTACAGTTAACTATATAGGAGAAGCTCTTTCTGTATGTAACAATGCTACAACTTCTTCTACAAATTGGGTTAAAGGTAAAGAGGTTAAACTTTCTACAAGAGAATTTATCATCGACCTGCCAGACCCTAAATGTGATGGTGTTACAGATAGATTGGCTGAACTTCAAGCTGCTTATCCTAACTTAGAAATTACTAAGGACACTGTAACAGGTGGATGTCAAACAAGATACAAAGCGAAAGTTAAAACTAACTTGAGAGGTGAAGCTTGCGACCCTATCTTCTTAGATATGTACAAAGCGGAAGCTCCTGCTGATTTTGATGGTAGAGCTTGGAGACCTGTAGCTGTTGCTGGGACTCCTGCTAACAAGTGTGGATTTAAGATTGAAGGTAAAATCCTTGAAATCAATCCTACAGAATGTGTTATTGATGAAATCAGATACTCTGAAGACCCAATCAAAATTGAAGTATCAGGAGGTTGGATAGGAGATGTGAGAGAAGGTATCGGAAGAATTTCTGATGACCCTTTCCATGTAGAATATTTGTCTTACGCTTCTAAGAGAGATAAAGTAGGATATTCTTTAAGAGGTTATGAAAGAGAAGGTATCGCTTACTTCGGTGGTGGTATTGCTGAGGCTAAATCTAACCAAGAGAAATTCTTACAAGGTGTTGAAAGTAATATCAACTATAACGCTCAGTATATAGATTACGCTATTACAATTAGACGAAATCAGTTCTCTCAAGGAATGGGTGGTACTCATAGTGCTAATAATACTTTCCATATCATGGTTGAGGCAGGTAAACAACAGAAAGTTGAAAAACTTTTGAATAACTTGGCTGCTCAAGCAGGTATTGATGGAGTAAGAGCATTGGGGTAATATAAATTGAAGGGAGGGTTTGTTTAACTCTCCCTTTTTTAAAATATTGAAGTGATGAACGAGACTGTTAAAAATATAGATATAGACTTTCAGGTTTTAGAGAATAGGGACCCGAGATACTTAGTTATATATGATATTTCTGAGTGGGCTCATATAGAGGATAAACCTGCAATTATTGAGATAACACCTCCAGGGTTTTCTGAACCGATAACTCATTACTTAGATAAGCGAGTGATTAACATGTTTACAAGTGTTAGTTTAGGTTTAAGTGATGTTAGGGAAGAGAAGAGATATTTACCTGATGGTGTTTATAAAATAACAATAAAAGGTTCACCTGACAAATTCTTTGAGACAAGATACCATTTGAAGACAGATAATCTTCGTTTAGAGCTTGATAAGATTTTAATGAAGGTTAACTTTTCTTGTTCTGTTAACAGAGTGGATACAGAGCTTGTTAAAAGAATTAAGCGTGTTGAACTTTATATAAAGGGTGCTGAGGCGAATGTTCGTCATGATAACATTTGTGAGGCTACTACTTTGTTACAAAACGCTCAGAGAGACCTTGATAGATTGAAAACTTGTAAAACTTGTGTGTAATGGGTGCTACGAGTATATTTCAAAATAACTACGAGAACATTAGGGAGATGGTTGATGAAATCGTCATGTGTATGGCTGATAAAGACTTGATGTTTCGTAAGATGGGTTTGGCGAATAATTTTAAATCGGAGGAAATAGATTTGATACTTTATCTTTATGATTTGTTAGAACATCGTTTTTGCGAAATAGACTTTGACGATGAATGTTTTTTAGATAGAGTTTCAACATTATATCATAAATATGTTTAAATGGGTTGTAGAAAAAATAGAATAGCCGACGGGTGTATTAAGACACCTTCAAGATGTGTGTTTTACGACCTTGAACTTCCTGAGTTTTCTAAATTGAACTTGTTACAAAATTGTATAAATCTTGAGGATACTACCACTGATTTATATCAAATAACAGATTTCATTTTAGACTCTATAAATCTTAAGGATGTGGATAAAGGGACATGTGTAACATTCCCTGTAACTAAAAGTAAATACGATAAGAAGGAAGTTGTTCTTGTTAAAGACGCTATTAAAACACTTGTTACAGAGCTTTGTAAATTAAAGAAGAAAGATGGTGGGACAGATGATGTTCTTAAAGGTCTTGATTTGAAGTGTTTGAAAGAGTGTGAAACCAAGGTTACAAGTTTGACTGCATTATTACAATTGCTTATCGATGAAATTTGTAAACTTAAAGAGAAGAAATAATGGGAAAGTGTGGTCAAATAAACATACCGACTGTTGATAACAGCGAGATGGAATGTGATATGTTTATCTCTTCCACTTGTGTTAAGGTAAAAGGTACTGAGATGGACACACATGTGTCTCCTTCTTTAACGGACTATGTAGGTTG